TCCAAATGAAAAGCTGCAATTAGTTACTTAACATTATTTTTTGAGAAGATGTGTCACCTATCATTGACAACTGAACAGCATCGGGCATTTTTTTTGAGCAAAAAGTCTTGACAAAGTAGGGAGTTTATGATAAAATAATAATGTTGTTTTGTACGCGGGTGTGGCGGAATTGGCAGACGCGATAGATTTAGGTTCTATTGGCAACACCGTGCAGGTTCAAGTCCTGTCACCCGCACCATACGAAAAACCGCTTGTTTACGTCAAATGGCGTAGATAGGCGGTTTTCTTTATGTTCTAAAATGCTAAAATATGCGTAGAAATAATAAAATACCACCAAAAATAATAAATATATGACATGAAATATGACACGGAATTTTGCACACACTGAAATTTTGCTCTGAAAATATGCACAAAAAGCAAGCCTATATTTGTGCAATCCTACAAAGTTCAATGTTATCTATATTTTTGTTATCTAACTACTTGACTTTTGCTAGATAACATGGTATACTATAATCACAGGCAAGAGATGAGACCTGAAATCAAAAATTAATTTTCGGAGGTACAAATCATGGAAAATCAGTATTCAAAATTCGAGTATTCAATGACAGAAAACCCAAGTGTTCTGAACGGAATCAGGGACGAAGAGAGAAAAGCAGCACACGCCGCTTGGCTTGCAAAGTATTTCAACGTGATTTTTGAAATCGAGTGCGCAGAGCTTGAGGGTACGCCAAAACAGATTGACTACGCAAACGATATCAGACGCAAGACCCTCTTCTGGAGAGTTGGTTCCGTAACCGAGTACGCTGCCGATAAGTGCAAGGGTGCTGACAAGAAAGGTTATGACGTTGCAGTAGGTTTTGAAATCGTAGCGGCTGAACTGAACAAGCACGGCATGAACATAGAAACCATGAGCGACCTGGTTAAACAGCTGACGATATATCAAAACAAAAAGCTGATAAACGAAACATCAGCCAAGAAAATAATCGAACGTGAAACAATATGAGAACGCATAAACAGCCCTGACGAGTATCTGAAAATTGATACGAAACGCCCGAAAGGGCGTCGGCTGGAAAGCAAAATAAATCTGAAAGGATATGATTTTATGAGCAAGTTGAAAGACATGAGAGAAGCAAGAGGCATGACACAAGATGAGCTGGCAAAGAGAATAGGCTCTGTCAGAAGCTATATCTGCCGCCTGGAGAGCGGTGCGCAGGATATCAATTTTATCCAGGCAAGCACGCTGGGACGTCTATGCACGGCACTAGATTGCAAGCCAGAAGATTTACTGGAAGCCGATAGTTTTGAATTTGAGGAAATCAACGGTGAAAAGCGGCTGATAGTTGACGGACTGTATACCCCTGAGGGAAATTATTTGCTGGTAAAAATCAAAAACCGCACATATCAGCTGAGCATGATTGATTTTTCAAAGGTTGATGATATATCCAAACATTTGATACCACGTGGCAACGCAAATATCCCACGAAGCGCCGCAGAGTTCGACAAGAAGGCATACTGGATATATAAAATGGCGCCACGTGACGGCGTGGAGGTCAAAGTCCTAGACCCTATCAGCCCCGAAGATTGGAAGGCGTTCGTTGAGAAACTAGGGCTGACCGATAACGACATTTCGGACGAATTTGAGGTTGTTAAGGGTAAGAGTTATGGTGAAAAGTGCGAGAAACACTACGTTTGCAGACAGATCAGGCTTACACGCCCGATGAATTCGGTTACGATTGAGCGAGAGTTGAAAAAGCACGGCATAGAAGCAACAAATGTAAATATCGACCGAATCAACATAAGGGTAAAATGACATGGCAAAACAAAAATACGAATTGCTGCCGGACAAAGTAGTAGCAGCCAATGCAGAAACCATAAAAGCCATAGGGCATATCGCAACCGATACCGATATAGTGGACTATGTCAGCGGTCAACTAATGCGTGACTATATCAAAATCGGAAAGAAAACCCTAGACGAAGCCGCCAAGCTGACCGAACAAACGATAATGTCAGATGATTTTCTGGACAAGCTGGGTGCCATAAAAAATATGGTGAATTGGTGCTACAGCGGACGGCAAGTGTATCTATTTGATGATGATTTTGCCAGCCTGCTGAGTGGTCAGGTCACAGCCGATTTGAAGATTAGTGCAGACGTTTTCAAACAATTGCCATGCAACTGCTTCTACGTCCAGCGAAAATACAAAAATAGCGTGGGGTTCTTTTTCGACTTGCAGGGCGACCGAATGACAATGACAGAATATTTTTTTGACGATGCCGAAAAAGACTACTATTCGGAATCAATCGCTATAGAATTGCAGTATGATATGACAGTTGAAGACCTGATATATAAAATTCTAGGCAGCTATGCCAAAAAAGACAAGGCAGGCACTAAAACAATGATATGCGACATAGCCGAAAAATTGCAGTTCATTGTATATTTATCGGCTGTAAACGCAGAAATCACACCCATAACAAAACATCAGGTGCAGAAGAAATCCACCGCACAACGTCCTCAGAAGCCGTCTGCACAACCGCAGAAGTCAGCCATAGCAAATGTAGGATACCGTATTGGAACGGCTGTTCGCAAGCACAGACAGATTGAGAGCAGTGTCAGTTATCAGCATAGCCCACAAGGTCACAGCGCACCGAAAGCACCGCACATCAGACGTGCTCACTTCCACGGCTACCATACCAACAACGGCTATCAGGTGAAATGGTTGTCTACGATATTTGTAAACGCTGAACGTGATGACAATGATATCAGCACAGTTCACAAGGTAATTCAATAAAAAAACAGCCGTCAGGGCAAAGCGCTCTGACGGCTAAATTTATGCGAATTTTACACGAAATTTATGCGACTATTTCTGAATTTTCTGTCTTATTTTTTTAATGAACTTCTTTCCTGCTATGCCGTTCGGCCTGTATCCCCATGCTGACAGACGGCTGTTGATAGCACCGACAGTGCCTTTGCCGATGATTGCATTATCGTCCAGCTTTGCGCCGTCAAGTATTAGCAGCTGTTTTAGGGCATACGACCCGTCTGTGCTCATGCCTTTCTTATAGCCTTTCGTCTCCAGTGTGGGCGGATTTATAACGTTCTGGTTTTTCGGACGCAGAACGCCAAGAACATGGTTGTAATTGTGTTTGATTTTCGTGCATGGGTCATTTTTGCCTGTCCAGTTCTGGTCATAGCTGTAAAAATACTTTGTGTTGCCTTCGCCTGTGGCAATCGCAACGTGACCGATACCGCCGTTCAGACTACCGCCCCACACAACGATATCACCCTTTTTCGGAACGAATGACGGCGTGTTTTTAATTCTGGTAAAATAACCCTTGACCGCCTGCTTGTCGAAATCTTCGTAAATCTGTTTCGCATACATACCTGTGAACATACCGCAGCCGATAACATCTCTGTTGAACTGGTTCGCCAGGTCAAAACACTGTACACCGTACAACTTATCGAAATTAACGCCCTTGCCTTTGTATTTCTTTACGAACTCATCAAATGTCATAGCCATAATTAGTCCTCCTTGTCTTTGAAAACTCCAAATTTTGCCACAATTTTGTTTATCCAGCTTGCCTGTGGATTGATTTCACCATAGTTTTCCAGTATAGAAACTATTTCCATTGCGAAAATGTAGCCGAAAACTGCAAGTGCTGTTATCGTGCCTGCAATGCTTGCCAGTTTGTCATGACCGTAGTAGTGACCCAGCTTTTCAAAACCTATCTCAGACCAGATAGCCACGCCCATGACAATTATCTCAGCCAGCTTGTTCAGACCGCCTTTGCGCATTTTTGACGACCTAACGTCGCCTTTGCAATAGGCCTTTATCCAGCCTGTGGCAAAATCAGCCAACGCAAGACCTATCACGATCATCAGCATAATTATGTACTTCACTTTACTACCTCGCTTTCATATTTCTCTCCAGTGATTTCCTCGTACTGCTCAGGGGTTATCTTCCCCCTGTCGGCAAAGTCTTTGACCTGCTCAGCGGTGTACAACCCTAAATCGTACAAACGTTTGACTTTTCTATACATTGTCGTCACTCTCCTCAATCAGTGTATCGGTCATCAGTGCGGTGTATAGCACCTGTGCTTCTAGCTCGTCCACCTTTGTGGCTTTTTTCGGCTGAAAATCATCAGGGGTCAACCCTAGTTTTTCAGCCATTTTCTTTTGTAAATCCGTCATGTTGTACCTCCCACTTCTGATAGTTTCACAATATATTCTTCTTCATTCGGCACTGGTATGCGATAGCTGTCGTTGCTGTTTTTGAATGTCACTGAACCACCTGCTTCGACCTCGATGTTCCGCAGGAAATCATCGGGTATTAACGATGATATATCGGTTACGATTGGGTTCGCTAGTTCGTAGTACAGCATTACACCTGACATAGCCTGTTTGAATGCGGTAGCGTCGGTGTAGGCGGTGTCCTTGACCTGAATTTGTGAAACTGCGATACTGTCTCCGTCTAGCACAATTGTTTTATCGACAAATGCATTTGGATTTCTAGCAACTGTTATATATTTACTGCACAGTATATTATGAACAGTTATTCCGAACGCACCTAATCTTTTAAACCCAATTGCGGAAACTGGCGCATAGAAATAATCTCCTACTGATTGACTAGATGTTTTCATCCACGTCAGCGTTCCCAAATCTACGCTGCCAACACATTGAACGTATCGTTTATTTTCGTAATCAACGTAATTTCGTGCCGTTCCTGCACTCCAGCCGTAGCCAGGCAGATTGCGGATTGCTTCGGGGATAGGGTAGGTGCTATCACCCACAGCGACCTCTGTCACTCCTGCACTGACAATCTCCCCAGCATTATACGGATAATAATCGGCAGGGAACATTTTCTCAAATTCTTCCACTGTGCTAGGTTCGTTGCCTGATCCGAACATGAGGGTGAGGTCAAACAATTGCAGTGTAAATTTGTATGTGCCTGCGGTTGCGCCTGCAAATGCACGATAATACAGGGCACCATTTTTAACGCTAGATTGCAGGGTGTATATTCCCTTTTCAGTGGAATGTTCTGATTCATATCCGTTTGAAATATTGGCATTGTTATCGCCAAAACGCACTACAACATTTGCAGTTGGGTTGCTTGCGTCTTTTACGCATTTCCCCAATACCTTATGACCATGTGCGCTAATTATATTTGACGTGTCAGCTTCGATACGGCTAATCCACTTATCCTCGGTAACATCTTCGTCAATCGTTACTGTAACATGAATTATGCTGTCAGGTATCAGCTGGTTAAACACAATCGACCTACCGCCTATTGACTTCACGCTCATCAGCTTACCACCTGTCGGCACTGTCTTCTGATATGCTGTTTCACTGTCAGTTTCAAACTGGTGTGTCACACCATTGCCCATATCATATAACGCATTTACCCTACGTTGCAGTTCTTTGTCCGTTAACTTTACAGCAGAAATTTCAACAGTATTCTCAGCGATTTTTCCGACAGCTGTCACATAATCTTCTGGCAGGCTGTCAGCTATGGATTGTGCTGTCTGTGCGGCAGTCTCTGCGGCTGTTCTGTCTTCTGCTACCTTAGCGGCATTGTCTGCCACTGTAGTTTTGTCGGCTGTCACCTGTTCTGCCAATGTCTGCACCGCCTGTCTATCTGCCGTAGTGCTGTCAGCGCAGGTCTTGGCAGTTTTAGCATAGCCTGCTGTTATGGTCTTATCAGCCTCAGTCTGCTGTGCTGACGTTGACGCCTGGGCTGCGGATACCTTAGCATTATTCTGTGCTGTGACCGCCTCAGCACGTGCGGTTTCGGCACCCTGCATGGCGGTGCCTGCCTGTGTTGCGGACATTTCAGCCGCTGTCTTTGCGGTTTCCGCACGGCTTGCCGCCTGCGTTGC